GGCAACAAATGGTATCAGTTTAAAGCTAAAGATATAGATATGTTGCTACCTGCTATGGAAGATGTAAAGTTTGAAGAGATTGCAGATGAAGAAGAGAGTAATAAATAATGAAAGTTAAACAATGTGAACATAGGCACGAAGTAACTTTTACTTTTACAGTTACAGGTTTTGGCGATACTGAAGCTGAAGCTATACAAGAAGCAAGAGATTATGGAATAGCAGATTATACTTTTTCTACTGCCGACTACGAAGTAGCAAAAGTTGTAAAAGATAGAAGTAATGATTTATGTAGTGATTGTGAAGAAAGAAAGGAATAAATAATGTGTGATGAACTACACGAGATAAACCAATTCACTAATGAATATATATGGTGTTTGTACTGCAACGAATTTATAGGAAAGTTAGAGGAATAATGGAACAACTATATAAAGAATTAGATAAGTTAGTTGAACAAGGAATAATATCTGACTATGACTATTCAGATAGTTTTACTGATAGTTCTGGAAATAATTGGGTAGATATTCTTATGATGACAGAGGAAGAGGAATAATGGAACATAAACCAATAGTTAAAGCTATGGAAGAGACACATAACAAACTGAATAGAGGTAGAAGTTATTTTGGTATGGGATATGTAGATAGCTATGACTTATTAGAGAGATTGATTGCTGATACAAAATATGAGTTAGAAAAACTAGAGAGAACAAAGAAAATTGGTATAAAGTTTTGGTCTGATACACAACTTATGAGATACAACGAAAGCAAATACCATAAGAAGCAGTTAATAGAAAAGCTAGAGTTCTTGTATAAAGAAGCAGAAAAGTCAGAAATGATATATGACCAAGCAAGAGAAGGGTCAGCAGAACCAGTAGAAGACCCACCATTTTAAAGAAAGAGAGGAATAAATAATGAAAGACTATATAGTGCAAATAACTTGCACAGAAGTATATGAAGTTAAAGCCAATAATGTAGGACAAGCTGAAGAATTTATATCAGAAAGTACTAGCGAGTTTTCTATGATTGGTGGCGAAACTATTGACATACAAGCAGAAGAAAAGGAATAATGAGTGCTGAATTACAAACATTAAGCATAGGATTAACAACTTTAGTTATATTGTGGTTGCTTCATAGCACTACTGATATAGCTGTATGGGTAGGATTAAAGAAAGAGAGGAAGAATGTTAATAATACACAAATCTGATATAGAACCTATGACAAAAGTATTTGATAAAATGACTTTGACAATGTCAAATGGTGTTTATAATGGAAGTATGGAAACATTAGAGATTGATGTGCCGAAAGAGTGCAGTATAATTGTACTCTTAATGAATGATGTTGCTATGAATTTTAATTCTACAAGTGAGTTACAAAGACATTGCAAAAGAGCTCGTTTAAGGATAACAGGAACAGCCACACAAGGCACGACCTTTTTAGTCCAAGCACAAAAAGAAGACAATAGTCTTTAAATAACAGATAAAAGAAATACAGAGAGGAACGAATGAATAACGAATTTACTATTGACCCTAAACAACTATTTGAAAGAGAGATACAAGAGTTAGGTGTAACCCAAGAGGAATACTTCAAAGAAAAAAACCTACAAGATTTAGAGTTTGTTTACAAACTAATACAAGAGAATAAGCAGAATGAGAAAGAGCTTGTTGATAGAAGAAATAAATTAATTATGGACGCATACAATATACACAATGTATCTATGCAGAAGATAGCAGATGTGTTAGGTGGTATGACAAGACAAAATGTATGGCTAATTATAAATGACAACACTAATCCAAAAGTTAAATCGGATTAGTGTAGAAAGGAACAATGTATAATTGTTAGTTTCATTCTATCAAAAAATGTCATACATAAGTATTAAAGTAAAAGAAAAGATAAATAGGAGAAAATATGAAAGCAGAAATTAAAAAGAAATTACTAGCTCCATTCCCAAAAGAGTATGTTAAACCTGCTCCAAAGGGTAAGTTTGGCGATTATGTACCCCATTTTCGTTATGTTGAGAGACTTAGAGATTGTCTTGAAGACCAATACGATTGGAAAGTAGAAGCAATCTATGGTAATCACAATGGAGAACAGAGGATAGTAGGTGCTAAAGGCACTATAACTATTGAGGGATTAGGAACATTTGAAGGTGTTGGAGATGTAGAATTATTCCAACTTAATAACCAATCAGACGGCACTAACTTTAAATTCGCAGAGAGCGATGCATTTAAAAGAGCTTGTCTGCGATTTGGTTTAGGCGTAGAGCTATGGTCTGGAGATGTAACAGAAGAAGAAGATATGGTTAATGAAGCTCATAGTTCTAATACAGAAGATACCCCAAAAAAAAAAGAGGTAGCACAAGAGACTGGGACACCCCATTCTAGACCAAGAATAACTGAAGCAAAACTAAAAGAAATAGTCTTAACAAGTTGTAAAGATAATGTAGATTTCGCAAAGAAATGTTATAAGGATTGTATGAATAGAACAATTATTAAAACAAGACAAGATGACATAGCACTTTGGGAAGATGAAACTATAACAAAATTCCTAGATTTAGTAGAAATTTATATTACTAAACACGAGGATAGTTTTAAAGATAGAGAAAGTAATTCAAAATTAATCAATGACGGACTTGATGTTGGTTTAGAATTAGAAGAAATAGAAGACAAAGTAGAGGAGAAAGAAATGGACTTTGACAATGACGATTGGAAAGCAGGTAAAGAAGCTGACCCTATGACTGACGCACAAGAGGGCTTTTTAAAGAGCTTAATAACACAAGCTATTGATAGTGGCTTAGATGAATTAGGTGCTCAAGCTAAACAATATCTTAACTCAGGCAACACGAGTAAGGTTACTTGTAGCGATTGGATTAATAAGTTAAAGAACGCAATAGATAACGCCAATGGGTAAATGTCTTAGTTGTAATATTGGCGACCAAGATATGTTTGGAGAGCCAACACACATAGAAGACGGATATTGCGAAGATTGTAGAAAGGTACTTGTTTTTGACAGAAGAAGAAATTATTAAAAAACTTAATACTTTATTTCCTAGTATGGAAGAGTTAGTTAAATGTGAAGATGAATACTCACATTACGATTGTGAAAACGATACATACATAATGGAGATTAAATCAAGGGATAGACATTATGACCCTTGGCTTATACAAAGAGATAAGTTTGTATCTAATTACGACAAATCAATAGAAACAGGAAGAAACTTTATATACTTAACAGAATATAAAACAAAAATTATTACTTGGAATATAAATGATTTGGTTACAAGTGGTTATGACTTTGGTTGGGAGGTAAGAGAGATGCCAGAAACAACAGAGTTTGAACAGACTGAACCAATACTAAAAGAGGTAGGTTATTTATATGAACAGTATGGAAAGAAGATATAGGAGAACAGATGAGTGATTTATCAGTTAATGAAGCAGACCCAGTAGTTCTATTAAAGGAACTATTAAATAGAAAGACACCAGAGATTGCACTACCTAATGGTCAGACACAAGGTGGTAACCCAATCTTTAAAGAACATTCTATTATTAATAAAGCTGGAAAGGTTCAACTGTTAGGGATAATGGCTAATGTAGAGTTAGTTGTTACACCTTCAGAAGAAGAAGAGTAGTGTCGGACACTTACGATTATCTTTTTAATTGTGAGGATTGTGGCGAAGAGTTTACCGAAGAACTACATAAATGTATTCATCTAACAGGCAACATCTAAACTATCTTGTAATTACTCCAACCATTCTTATCTATCGTAAAGGTTAAGACACCAGGGTCATTCCACATACCAGTTCTTGCAGTAAAATCTTTACTTGAATCAATACTTGGACACTGAAACCAAGTTCTCTTACCTTGTTTAAGTAATCTTGGGTGGTGATAATGACCTGTAATTAAGATTTCAGCAGCACCACTAGGCAACCAACCAAACATTTGTCCTTGCCACCACTTCATTATCTTACCTTCTGGACCTGCACCACCTGTAGTCATATGTCCGTGTGTTATAGCTACAGCTTTACCTTTAATCTCTAGTAAATGGTGGTAGTCAGTAGGTAAAATAACATTTACTTTCTTATATCTAGGGTTCTGTGCCATTATCTCTTTGACTATTTCAAAGTGCATCATATCAGAGTTGTCTAATCTATCAGATAATACCTGTCCTTTACCACTTCTAGTCATCTCTCCGTGATTACCACCTATACCACAGAGTGTAATCTTGTCCACAAGTGGTAGAAATGTATCAACTGTCTGCATAATTAACTGTCTTGCTAGTTTATATTGCTGTGATAGGGTCAATTCTATGTTAAATGGCATAGATGAATAGAAAGATTGGTCGCAGTTCTCTGTTAAATCTCCTAATCCTAGTAAAAACACCTCATCTATGGCTGTTCCTCCCTTACGCAGTGCCTTAATCTGATTAACCCCCTCTATAAGGGCTTCCTCGTAGCGTTTAAGGGTATTTTCTACCCCATAGTCTGCTTTTCCTAACTGCCAGTCAGCCATTGTCCATATAAAGGCAGTATTACCACCAAACTTAGTGTTCTTTAGCTTAGGTTTCTTTAAATATATCTTGCATAGCTCATCAAAGTACTCATCTAATGCAGGATTCTTTCTTTTAACTACACCCTTAAATGCAAAAAAGGTGGTTGCTTCACCACCTTTAAGTTGTGCGTTCCAAGAACTAGCACGAACTGTACCTTCTATCTTATAATATTTGGGGTCAAACCCCCAATCTTCTAGGATTGAGTCGTACTTATTCTTGTAGTCTGGGTCAGTACCAACATAAGTTATCTCACCTTTACCAGTGTTTTCGTCAAACTCTATTGATGGTTGCCAACCAGATTTATAGTAATTATTGCCAAGTTCATCTGTCATACACAGCCCTTTCTCTGTTGCTGTTAGTATACATAGATACTATGACAAAATCAGCTACTTAGATATTTGTTTTTTAGCGTATGTCTTGATAACTGCTAATGCAGCACCACCACCAGCTAATGCAGCCAACTGAATTGTTTCAGCTTCTACACCAACTAGAGGAGCAACTGTTAATGCACCTATAAATGCTTCAATAAAGGTCCACGCAGTTCTTTCAAGCATATCTTTGAGGTCTTCACTCAATGTATACTCCCACGAATCAGACCAAGGTGTCCACCAAACATCTTTCTTAAATGTACCATCTTGGTTTCTTGCTCTTTTTAGTTTCTCAAACATTATACTATGTCCTTTCCATCAAGTTTAGCAGAGAGTACTTGAATCTCCCCACTAATCTCTTGGAGTTTCTCATAAACACTATCAGGTTTAATGAAATCTGGACTAGCAGCATTACTTAATTCCTTACCATCTAAGTCTATCTTGCTATATTCTATGGTAACTTTCTTACCTTGTAGTAATTGATTTGCCACCTTTGCATACATTTTCTTGTACGCTACAGCTGAACTTCCGACCATACCATTAAAGTTTATATCTAAATCTTGTTGTGTTTCTCCTACAATTAGGCAACCTGATGTATGTTCATCTGTATTACCTGTGTGTATAAGGATATATGTGAATCCTGGTACATCTTGTATGTGTAACATACCATAGTGTGCGTTCTTATATCTTTCAGTGTACCTAGCGTGGAATCCACCTGTCTTTCTAAACTTAATATCATATGTACCTTCAGGTATGCAAGTTTCGTGCATTACTTTTACTGCTTGGTACTGGTCCTCTAATGTATAACACTCAAACACACCATCAATAAATAACAAACCATTAGTTGCATCTTTACCGAATTGTGTTCTTACTACTTGCAGTTTCATTGTATCTCCTATCTGTGTCCGTACTTGCTGTTACAAATTGTAACATAAGTACCTTTATTATTTTGTATTGTTCTACAACAAGATGATTTTATTTCATCATCAATGTCATCTAACAAAGGCGTATCAAACCACATTACTTTCTAAATCCTATGGTAAGTAGCCATATACCTAATGTAATTAAAGTCGCAAGACCTGTAACCTGTTGAGCTGAACCTGTCAATGTAAGCGTAGCAATAACTAAACCTACTAAGGTCCAACTAAGATTTAAAGTTTCTTTAATCGCTTCAATAAACCAAGACCATAGCTTCTTAAACATTAACTTCTCCTAAATACAAACGCAGCCATACTAGCTATTCTAGTCAAAATTACAGGAACTACTACCTCTTGTGCTTTTTCTTTCTGGTCTGATGTCATATCATCACCAATGTTTGCAATACTTATTTCTTGTATGTTATCAAAGTCCACAAAAGTTTCTATTGGATTCTCTAAGAACTCCTCATACTGTACCTCTGTAACAACATCAGCAAGGGTATAGTTCTCTACATCTTTATTTTCTACAGCTCTCTCAACATATTCTTCTACTGCTTCAGCTACTATCTCATCATCTTTAACAGCTTCAGCAATAATCTCAACATCTTCTGTTTCTACTTGTAATACTTCAGCAACAACTTCTACCTGTTCTTCAGTTAGTTCTTCTATCTCTTCAATAGCTTCTTCAACTACAGCCTGGACTATCTCTTGTACTTCCTCTGTTGCTTCAGATAAATTCTGTACACCAATGTCATTAACTTCTTCTATAACTTCTATGACTTCTTCGGTTTCAAGCTCTTGTACATACTCTTGTATTGCTTCTTCTTTAGCTTCTTCATACTCAACTAACTCCTCTTCTGTAAAATCTTCTATCTCTTCTTCAGTAGCTTCAGGTATATCAATAACAATAATATCTTCTATAACTTCTTCTAGCTCTGCAACTTCTTCCTCAACCATCTCTTCAGTAAGTACTTCTTCATCATCTGGTTCTTCAAAGATTTCAAATATTTCAAAGACTTCATCTTCTTCCTCTATTATTTCTTCAATAATTTCTTCAACAATTATAACTTCTTCTTCTGTTAGTTCATCTTGTACAGATTCTAAATCTTTTAGTACATCTTCAGGGTCAGGTGGGAATAAATCATTAGCAATAAATATATCTATTAGGTCTATATCTTCTTCAATAATAATTATTTCTGTTTCAAATACTTCTATATCATCTATGTATTCTTCAATCTCAAGGATTACTTCTACATATTCTTCTAGTTCTT